GCCTTATAGATCATGGGTGTTCCAACCTTGCCAACCTATTTACTGTAAAGGATAGTTAGAAAGAAGGTAGTGGGGTAGTAGAAAAAAGTTAGTGTAGCGAAGTGTAGGACAAATGTTACATGTCCTAGGAGAAAGTAGGTGTTTTCTGTTGGCAAGGTTGGCAAATCGGCACTCCTCGGGAACGCGTCATTTTTTGCACTACCGTAACAGAGCCCAAAAACGGTCGCCAATGTTGTAACAGTTAGCCCAGCGGCAAGCCGCCGCACAAAACGGTAAAAAGTCCTTGCGGGCGCGCCCCACCCCCGGTATTCTTCGGACATCGCAACGCAAACGGGAAGACGGACATGGACAGCATCAACCGCATCGACAGCCTCAAAATCACCGCGCAGCACCGCTACGCTGTTGTCGCCGCCTACGCGCACGCCGGATTTGAGCGTGGCGACATCATCAGCCGCCACAGCACCTATGAGCTTGCGCGCAAGGCCGCCCGGCGTAGCGGCTACGACTCGTTCCGGGGCGTCCGCAACCTCGACCTGTAAGCAGCAATCCCCCGTAAACCCGCTGCACGCTGTGCTATAGTGCACACATGGAACGCAACCCCTGGATCGCCGGCTTCCTCGTCGCCCTACGGCGCACGGGGGTTGTCGCTCGCGCCTGCGAGGCTGTCGGCATCGGCCGCAACACGGCTGAGGCGCTGCGCAGCAAAGACGGCGACTTCGACGCGGCGTGGACCGACGCCCTCGAAGACGCGTACGACACGCTCGAGGAGGAATTGCTCGAACGCGCCTTGAACGGCACGCCCGAGCCGCTCACCTATCAAGGCGCGTTTTCGTACGAAGTCGAGCGCGACGCCAGCGGCAACCCCGTCGTCGAGCAGTACGACACGGGCAGCACCGACAAAGCCGGCAATCCCATCATGGCGTCGCGCACGCGCCTTGTGCTCGACGCCAAGGGCCGCCCGGTGCCGTTGACCGTGCGCAAGAAATCCGATGCGCTGCTGATGTTCGCCCTTAAGGGCCGCCGAAAGGTGATGTACGCAGAGCGCTCCGAAGTGACAGGCGCCGACGGCAAGGCGCAACAGCTTGTGGTGTCGTGGGACACGCCCGCCACGGCCTCGGAAGCCGCACCGCTACCTACCCCCTAGCCGATGCGCGTTGTGATCCCCTACAGGCCGCGAGAGGCCTTCGCGGCCTATCACGCCAGCACCAAGCGCTTTGCGGTTACCGTCGCGCATCGGCGAGCGGGCAAGACCGTCGCGCGGATCAACAAGCTGATCCGCAAGGGCGTCGAATGCACGCTGCCGCAACCGCGCTACGGCTACATCGCGCCGTATTTTGTCCAGGCCAAAGACATCGCTTGGCAGTACCTCAAGCACTACAGCGCGCCGCTCATGCTCGCGGCCGGCGGCGGCAAACGCAACGAGGCCGAACTCTCGATCACGCTGCCGCACAACGGCGCCGTCGTGCGCCTGTACGGCGCCGACAACATCGACCGGATGCGCGGGCTGTACTTTGACGGCCTTTGCGTTGACGAGGCGCAGGACATCGCGCCTTCGGCGCTGACGAGCGTTCTGCTGCCCGCGCTGGCCGATCGCAAGGGTTGGTTGGACCTGTCGGGCACCCCGAAGGGCTGGGGCAACCTGCTGGGCAAGTCGTACAAGGCCGCGCAGGCCGATCCCGAATGGAGCGTGCAACTACTGCGCGCCAGCGAGACAGGCATTCTCGACGACGGCGAACTCGCGTTGATGCGCCGCAACATGCCAGCCAACGAGTATGACGCCGAGTTCGAGTGCAGCTTCGACGCGGCCGTGACCGGCGCGTACTACGCCCCGGCGTTGACGCAGGCGCAGACCGATGGCCGCATCGCAGGCGTGCCGTACGACCGCGCGGCCAAGGTGCACACATGGTGGGATCTGGGCGTCGCCGACAGCACGGTGATATGGTTCGTGCAGCTTGTCGGACGCGAGATTCGCGTGATCGACTACTACGAAGCCAACGGCAAGGGGCTTGACCACTACGCCAAGGTGCTGCAGGACCGCGGCTACCTGTACGGCCAGCACATCGCACCCCACGACATCGCGGTGCGCGAGTTCGGCAGCGGGCGCTCGCGCATCGAGACGGCGCAGGCGCTGGGAATCAAGTTCGACACGGCGCCCAACCTGCCGGTGAAAGACGGCATCGACGCCACCCGGATGGTGCTTGGCCGCTGCTGGTTCGACGCCCAGCGCTGCGCCACCGGGCTGGACGCGCTGCGCCAGTACCGCGAGCACTATGACGACAAGCGAGGCGTGTCGCGCGGCCCACTCCACAACTTCGCGTCGCACGCAGCAGACGCTTTCCGTTACGGCGTGGTGGCGTTGGAAGAGCGGGTCATCGTGCAGCGCGCGAAGGAGCGCGAGGCGATCGGTCACTACGGCGGCGAGGGGTGGATGGCATGAGCACAAATGCACGTTTTGCTGCACTTGCAGCAAGGTCTGCTACAATCCGCGCCATGCTTTTGCGCTTTGTCCGATCCGTCGTTTTCGTCGCCTTCCTGGCCGTAGCCCGCGTGCTCTACGTAGCGGGCTTCGTCTTCGACCGCGTAGCCGACAAGTTGGACGACCAACGATGAAAGCGCTGCTTGGTGAACACATTCACGGATCGTCGTCGCTGCGCGTCGTGCGCTCTACTGCGTTGCCCGAGGCAATGCGCGCTCGGGTTTTCGAAATCGTGGCGATGTACACACGGCCTGAGGGCCGCCGTCAAGGCAGCGCTTCGGCGCTGCTTCGCAAGGTGTGTGACCAAGCTGATTTCGAGGGGGCTGTTCTGCTGCTTGCGCCAAGGCCGTTCGGCCACAAAGCGATGACACAGCAACAGCTGGCCGACTGGTACATGTCGTTTGAATTCGTACCGATCCAGTCAGCGCCGCTACTGCTCGCGCGCAAGCCCGGGGCAGCCCCCTCACCTATCCACGCGCCCACAGGCGCCCCAACCGCAGGCGCTGCAGCGTGATCGATCCAAAGCAGGCACAGGGCGACGACAAGCTCGCCAAGGCGAGCGATGACGACGCCATCATCGCCGAGTGCATCGCGCGCTACGCACTGTCAATGTCGGCCGACGCCGACAACCGGCAAATGGCGCTCGACGATCGCAAATTCCTAAAGGGCGACCAGTGGGATGAAGGCATCCGGGCGCAGCGCTCGCGCGAGCGCCGGCCGTGCCTGACGATCAACCGCCTGCCGGCCACGTTGCACCAAGTCACCAACAGCCAACGGCAGAATGTGCCGAGCATCAAAGTGCACCCGGCGCGCGGCAGCACGGCCGACACGGCCGAAGTGGTGCAGGGCCTCATCCGACACATCGAATACAGCACCAACGCCGACGTGTGTTACGACACGTCGGTCAGCGACGCGGCCATAAGCGGTATCGGCTTCTTCCGCCTGGTCACGGACTACTGCGCCGATGACAGTTTCGATCAGGAAATCAAGTTCCGGCGCATCCGCAACCCGTTCACGGTGGCGTCCGACCCGGCGTCGATCGAACAAGACGGCAGCGATCAGCAATGGTGCGTCATCAGCGACACGATGTCGCGCATCGACTTCCGCGCCGAGTACCCGGATGCCGACATGAGCGGGTTTGACGCCGAGGGCGCGCGCCGCGGCGACTGGGTGCGTGAGGATCAAGTGCGCGTGGCCGAGTATTACCGCGTGTCGCGCGAGTCGGCCACGCTGGTGCAACTGTCCAACGGCGAAGCGGGATGGAAAGACAAGCTGCTCGACCTGCCGACCGGCGTCACGGTGATCGCCGAGCGCACCAGCACTCGGCGCAAGGTCGAATGGTTCAAGCTGACGGCCACCGAAGTGTTGGAGCGCGCAGAAATCCCTTGCCGGTGGATTCCAGTCTTCCCGGTCTACGGCGACGAAATCGACATCGACGGCAAGGTGTACCGCAGCGGGGTCGTGCGCAATGCGAAGGACGCGGCGCGCTCATACAACTTCTGGATCACCAACGCGACCGAAGAAATCGCGCTGCGCCCGAAGACGCCCTACATCGGCGCCGAGGGGCAATTCGAGGGTCATGAAGCGAAGTGGGCGAGCGCGAACACGACAAGTTTCCCCTACCTCGAGTACAAGCCCGTAGCGCTCGGCGGCATCCAGGCGCCGCCCCCGCAGCGGCAGGTGGCCGCTGACTTTCCAGCCGGCCTCATGGCGATGGCCCAGCACGCCAGCGAAGATATCAAAGTCACGACGGGCATCTATGACGCCTCGCTCGGTGCGCGGTCCAACGAGACCAGCGGCGTCGCCATCAGCCGGCGCGACAAGCAGGGCGAGATTGCGAACTATCACTACGTGGATAACCTGCACACCACGCTGCGCCACGTCGGTCGCTGCATCGTGGATATGGTGCCGCGCGTGTACGACACGCAGCGCGTCGTGCGCACCATGAACGATGACAAAAGCGTCTCGACGGCTGA